CAGAATTACAAAGTTGCTCGCCTACCAGGCACTCCAATCATCGTATTGGACAGCAACGGTGATGCTCCTACTCCAACTACTACAGCAACAGCAGGGCAAGATGGTTCTTCATTGAATCGTATGCTTGCTGAATTGACTGGTGGTGCAGTATCACAGTCAGGTGGTTCAAACCTATCAGCACTTGGTAATGAACTATTGTCAACTGGACGCATTGAAAGCGTTTATGGTTGCGCAATAATCTTCACTACATTCTTGTCAGCAGCAAATCGCGTATTGCTTGGACAGCAGTCAACAAGCCCAGTGCTTGTTGGTGCATACTTCCACGAAACAGCAATTTTCACTGTTCTCAAGGAAGGATTGCAGATCAAGATGGGCGAGAAGCCAGGCGGATTACAGATGTGGTTGACTGGTCTTGCTTATATGGGTGCCGGTGTAGCCGATCCAAGACGTGGCGGCGCAATCAACATTTATCAGGCCTAATATTAAATTAGTATAGGAATAAAATAATATGTCAGTCCCCTATCAACGAATCAGTAATGCAACAGTAGCAGATATCATATTTTATGATCCTGCCGCTGAACGCCGAGCAGCACAGATGCAAGTCAACTGGGATGACTACTTCAAAGTAGGCAGCCAAGAGATATTGTATCAAATGGAGTTTGGTTGGTGGCCAAAGTATTGCGATACGGTTTTAGGGGCAACATATTACACTAACTTACCTAACGGTGCATTGATATCTTCATTCAATCCTAGTTTGCTCATCAAAAATGATCAAACATTGATACGCCTTGACACGTTCATGGCTGTCAAGATATTCTATGAAAGTATTGTATCAGATGTAAGCAATGTCAACGATGTTGATAAAGTAAACTTTGATCATGCTTTACGTAGATATCAGTTTGAATGGGAAAAAGCACTACAATTAATGAATTGGTACGATCTGAACCAAGATGCTCCTAACGGACCTACAACGAAGTTAGAAGAGAATTGGACAGCAGATGTGGACTACTTCAATAATGATCGCAGGTATTTTTGATGAGTAATATACCATTAATCGTAAAGCAGAATATAATTGATTACATCAAGGTAGTCGCAGACACACTTGTGCCTATCGTTGAAGTATCAGGCATATATCCTGCTGAAGATGCAATCGTACCATATGGCGTATATGTTGATGATGTTTCTACAATCAGTAGAGAAGTAAATCAATTAGGCGTCACAAGATGCGGCAGTGTCTATACGATGACTGATCAGTTTCAAATATTATTTGTAAGCGTTCAAAATGATCCTAAATGGATTTTTATTGAACAACGCATACAAGATATGAGTGCTGACGCAGCATTTTTTAATGGTTATTACGAAGTCACATTTACTCAAGATATTGTAATCGGTAATCGTAGTGAAAAACGTACCTATACATTTGATTTAAAACGCTTGAATTTTAATGATTAGCCACTAACTTAAGGAGAACTACAATGGCTTATATAACAGTTAACGAGACAGGTACTTTCCCTGCTCTCATTCTATCTACTGATATCGCTAACTGCAATGTTGGTGCTAACGGTAATGGATTTTTAGGTGGCAATCTGTTATCAGTCACTTGTCTACAAGATGTTACTATTACTAACAGTACTGGTATCTTCTCATGGACAGATTTTTGTTCTGCTAGTATCAACAAAGTCACTACACCAAGTGACAATGAAATTAGCACAAATGTCGTGATTGATCCAACAGGATGGTTTGGTAATGCTAACGCAACACCAAATACTAGTGCATCATTCTATGGTGTATCTGGTCTATCTGAAAACAGAGTAGAAGTTGCTTTCCGTGTTCAATTGAACAACAATAGCAACGTTGGAAACGCAGTACCAGCAAATACTTACGCTTATCATGGAGTTGGTTACATCAGTAGCCTTGCTCCAACAGTCAGCCCAGACAGTCCAGTTTGGGTATCACCATTGACAATCGCTGTCAATGGCGACATGAAGAGCGAAGGATAATTTGTAAAAACAAGGAGAGCGTGGTAACACGCTCTCTTTTTAATAAGTGAGGATAACATGAGCGATTTATGGTTAAAAACTACAGAAGAAAAGTTGCGTAGTTTAATTGCTGATGAGGCAAAACTCATGCCAATGTTAACAAACATGGAAGCAACTATTAGACAGATGAAAGCAAAGCAAGCATTTCGCCTCGCATTGCTCAATCAATTATTAGAAGAACACTATGACAAGTATAGTGGGAACTAATAAATACAATATGTAAATTAAATCAAGGAGATAATAAATGAAACTAGCACAATTAACATCTGAACCACAATTAATAGAAGTCACACTTGACGATAGTGATATCTTAGAAAAGTATGGTGAAGCCATCACGTTTCACACATATGATCGTCAACCAATGGATGTATTTTTGAGATTAGCCAACGTAGATCAAAAGAATACAAGTGAATTGATAAGCATCGTTAGAACACTCATACTTGATCATAAAGGTCAACAAATATTGAGTGACAAAAATATGTTACCTACAAGCGTATTGATGAAAGCGATTGCAAAGGTGACCGAACAGTTGGGAAAATAACAAATGACAGCATCCCTATGGATAGTCCTAAGATGCTGTCACTTTTACAATTAGATGGACTTGGTAAAAGATATGGTATATTACCAAGCGAAGTATTAAGGAGGTCTGATACATTTGATTTATATGTGATGGATGCTGCGATGTCATTTGAATCTTACCATAATAAGAAAGCAAATGCAAATGGTAAACCAGTAGCACCAGACTTGACACAAGAACAAATGTTAAAGATATTAAACAAAACAAAATGAAAGGCGTAACAGTAGTTAAAAATAACATAACACCAAGTTTAAAAAGAATACAAAGTAAACTTGAGTCGTTACCTAAATTGGCATTTGAAGAATTTGTCAAGCAAACTCCTGTACGCAGTGGTAATGCAAGACGTAAAACTAAATTACAGAAAGATACTATAGTTGCTGATTATCCATATGCTAAACGTTTGGATGAAGGATATAGTCAACAGAGTCCACAAGGTATGAGCAAACCTACTGAACAAGTTATCAAGAATGAACTTGATAAGATCATGAGGAAGTAAAATGGCTGATCTAGTCTATAAAGTATCGGTTGATACAAAACAAGCACAGAAATCACTAGATAACCTAGACAAAAGTATAGGTGGATTAAAGAGTGCATTAGCAGGATTAGCGATAGGTAGTTTTATTGCCAATACTTATCGCACTGCACAAGCAGTAAATGATTTAAGCGAACAGACTGGTTTTGCTGTACAAACAATTTTAGGGTTAAACAAAGCGTTTATAGAGAATGGAAGTGATGCACAAGGTGCAGCGAGTGCAATTTTAAAATTGACACAAAATGTTGGCGAAGCATTAAACAAAAATGAAAATTTAAAAAACAGTTTTGATGAAGTAGGTGTAAGTTTAGATGATCTAAAAAAATTAAGCACAGAAGAAATATTTTTAAAAACTGTAGACGGTTTAGGAAAAATTACTGATATATCTAAGCAGGCTAGATTATCTATAGATTTATTAGGTAAAAATGCTAGAGTAAATTTTGCAGGTTTAGCAAAAGATACACGACCAGCAATTCAAGGTAGTTTAGAACAAGCCAGAGCCACTATAGAAGCAGATAGAGCCGCAAAATCATTTCAACGTGCAGTTAAAAATGTAGGTGATGAGTTATTAAAAGTATTAAAACCTTTAAATACTTTTATAGGTGATTTAAAATTATCAGGCGAAGCAGTTAAAGGATTTATTGATAGAGCAGTAGCCATTGGAACTTTAATTTTAACTTTTACTGCTCTTGGAAAAATTATTGGTGGAATACGAACTGCTATAACATTATTAACAACTAGTTGGACGGCATTTGTTGCAGTGTTATTAGCGATACCGAGAACTATTGGAATAATAGTTTATGCTTTCCAAAGACTGTTTGGTATAATTGTTCCTAAAAATCCTAAAAAGTCAATATTGCAAATATTGAGCGATCAATTTCCTATAGTCGGTAAACAAGTTGGAGAACTTATAACTGCATTTGGTATATTAGGTGGTGTCATTGCAGGTGCTTTTTCATTCATTAATCCTAAACCATTATTAGATGGATTAAAATCTATTGGTCAAGCATTAGAAATCATTCCAAATAATGCTGAAGCAAGTGCAAATGCAATTAAGAGAATGAATGAAGAAAGTTTTGAGGCACATCAACGCAGCAATAGATTAAAAGAGGATGAACGAGAATATATATCTGCTGTACAAGAAAAAATTGCTGCCATCAGACAAGTTGGTATAGCATATCAAAAACAAAATAAAGAAATTATTAAAGCAGTAGAAAATGAAGAAAAATATCTTTCATTATCAAATGATCAGGTAGAATTACAAAGACAATTAGAAGATTTTACATTAAGATATAAGGCTAAATTAGCAGACCTTGAAGCACAACGTAGTAAGTTAACAGCAGCACAAAAAGAAGAACGTCAGGCTATAAATGATACAATTGCTACAACATTTAAAGCATTTTTGGCCGATGAAAAAGTTTTACAATCTAAAATAGAAAGTTTACAAAAAGCAAGACAAGCACAAGAGGACCTTGCACGTAGCGTTGAAGATACAAGTAGAGAGTTACAAAAATTAAGCGCACTTGCTGATCTACAAGAAGAATTAAGTCTAATAGGTCTATATGGTGATGAGTTAGAAAAACAAACTCGCCTAAATGAGATCAATAGAAATCTACGCCAAGAACAACAACAATTGGGTATAGAATTATTACGATTAGACAGAGATCGCACTAAAATTGGCGAATTGAATTACAATGCTGAAAGACAACGTATCATCAAACAAATGGCTGATGCTGTTGAACTAAGTGAAGCACGTATAGCAACATTTGAAGAAGAACAGAAACGTAAAACAGAATTAGAAAATAGTTATTACGAAGGTGCGAAAAAAGCATTAGAAGATATGGCTGATCAATTCAAGCCTATAAATGTAGCGCAAGAAGCGATAACAAAAGGATTTGATAAGATTGGCGATGCTATCAGCGATTTTGTGGAAACAGGTAAATTTAACTTTAAAGATTTTGCAAGAAGCGTACTTGCAGACCTAGCAAAAATGTTAGCAAAGGCAGCATTGTTTAAAGCATTGTCAGCAACATTAGGATTCTTTGGATTAAGCATTCCTGGACTTGCTGAAGGTGGACCTGCGAAGAAAGGTCAACCCTATCTTGTTGGTGAAAAAGGTCCAGAATTATTCGTACCTAGAGAAAGCGGCACAGTCGTACCTAATAATAGAATGAATGGAACTGAAGGGTCAAGAATGGTCAATGCACCTGTGACTAACAATTATATCACAAACAATATTAACGCATTAGATGCAAAATCAGTAGCACAATTGTTTGCTGAAAATCGTAAAGCATTATTAGGCAGCGTAAGAACAGCAGAAAAAGAATTACCATATAGGGCATAACAAACATGGCAGGCTTACAAACAAT